CGCAAACAGAAAGGGCAGTAATTATGGCTGATTGGGAAGACGCTCCAGTTAAAAGCAAGCCATCGACCGGTGGATGGGAGGATGCTCCTGCGCCTAAAGAAAAATCTTTTGGAGAGAAGGCATTTGAATTTGCTGAACCAACGGTAGAAGCGTTAGGTGCTGTTGGTGGTGGCGTTCTTGGTACGCCATTAGGACCTGCTGGTGCAGTAGGTGGTGCTGGTCTTGGTTATGGCATAGCAAAAGAAGGTATGCGTTTAGCTAAAGAAGGTCTTGGTTATGCTCCTCCAAGAACGGGTGCTGCGTTAGCTACTGAGCCAGTTAAAGACATTTTGACAGGCGCATCAATGGAAGCTGGCGGTCAAGTCTTGTCTCAAGCATTAAAGACGGGATTGCCTTCATTACCAAAGTTACCGACCAAAGGTAGGGCAGAAAAGTCTGCGGTTGAATTAGGTGAACAGTTAAAAGGCGCTCAAACTGAGGCTGGTCAAGCAGCTAGACAACGTGGAACAAGACAAGAAGTTGCTTTGCGTGAAGCTGAAAGTAAGTTCGGTGCTGCTGCAAGTAAAGCTAAAGAGGAAAGCAAGACTGCTTTAAACAGCATTGCTAAACCAACGAACGAGTTTCAAGTTGGCGAAGGATTGCGTCAAGTCGGCAAGACTAATGAAAGACAATTGTCTGCTACTGCTGATAGAGCCGCTGAAGTATTGAAAACTAAATATTTTAATGAAGGCAGAGCCAAGCAAAGTGCTGGCGAATTCTGGTCGCAGTCTAAAACTGGCACAGAGTTTTTAAAGTATTTGCAAGATGTAATGAGTCCATTAAGTCGTGGCAAATACACGGAAGCTGAAGTTGCTGCCGCAAAAGACATTAACCAACAATTGCAAAGTATTAAAGTCAAAGGTCAGATTATCCGTCCTGAAATAGAAAAGATTGAACGGATTATTCGTGATGTAAAAAAATTGCCTTCCAAGACAACGATGACGCGTGCTGATGCAATGATGCAACAGTACATGGGCAAAATGGCACAGAAGTTAGAGGATTCTGTTTACGGCTATGTTGATGAAGCTGGCGCAGCGGTAGCGGGATTTGCACCTACTGGTCGCACATTTAGAGAAGTTTACAGAAAAATGATGCAGCCTTTGAACGCTTACGAGTCACAAGTTGGTCAAATTTTATCTAAAGAGCTTGAAGGAATAAAAGGTATCTTTACTTCTGATGCTTCTGAAATACCAGCTAAAGTCTTTCAGTCTCCAGAGCAGGTAAAAATTCTGGAGAAAATGGATATTAGTAAGAAGGCTTTAGAGCCTTTTGCTACTCAACACGCAGCTAATGAGTTGTCTAAGTTAAACACTGCTGAGCAAGTTAAGGCATGGATTAACTCAACCAAAGGTTCTTATCTGAAAGAATTTCCTCAGTTGGAAGCTAAGGTCAATAAGTACGCTGAGACTTTTGCAAAGAACGAGGCTGAAGTTGCCAAGCGTGAAGCTGGCGCTAAAGCTCTTGGTGAAAAGCGTGGTGTTGTTGCTCAGACACAAGAGCAAGCACAGAAAGGCGTTGCTGAAACTATTGCTCGGATTGAAGGATTACAGAAGTTTTCTCCAAAAACTATTGGAACTGAGTCCGTTAAGATTATTAGAGATTTGAGTAATCAGCGTTTGATTACGCCAGAAAAGGCTGCACAATTAGAGAAACAGATTGCAGAGGTTGATAAGGCTTATCAGGGTGCAGAAAAGCTCAAGAAGCTGCAAAACCTTATCCTGTTCTCTGGCTTAGGTTATGGTGGTTTCCAAGGTGCAAAACTAGTAATAGGACAATAATGGCAAAGAAACAAAAGGGGATAAATCCGGAGTTAGAGACTGCAATTGCTCAAATGTTGAAGGAAGTAATGAGTGATTCTATGGCTTCAATTACGGATAAGACGAAGGTTATTGATAGGGCTTTAAAGCTGGAAGCTATCAAAATGAAGATGGAATTTGACGAATGGGGGTCAGGATTAACTAATTCTGATGACGATGAATAATAGAGTTTGTTCTATTTTTTGCTTGTTCACCAAGAGGAATCCAAGTGCAATTTTCTGGACAATAGTTCCCATTGACGTTAATGCGTTCTATTGTAAGGTTATCTTCATAATTAGATTTTTTAACCCATTCAGAAAATTTCACATAATCAAGCCATTCATCACAAACTTTAATACCTCTGCCTCCATAGCGTTTAAAGTTGTAATCTTTAGGGTTTTGGCAACGCTGTTTCATACCTTGCCATATTTTGTAAATGCGGGAAAAAGACTCATTATGCTTTGTAAGAGTCTTTCTTCCTCTGCACTTGCGGCAATAAGGAGATTGAGTTTTTTTGTCGGTTCTGCGTTTAATGATGGCTTTACAGTCTTCGCAGGTAAGCTCAAAATAAGTTCTGTATTTATTGGAGTCCATGCCTATATTTTAGCAAAAGATTGGGGTAGAATCTATGCTTAGAAATATTTTTATAGGGGATATTCATGGACGCAATTCAATTAGTCAGGCTGGCGTTAGGGGTCATTACCGACAGGCTCATCACGATTTTGGTTCTCTTGTCATCCAGCGTTATGTGCGGCTGGACAATGTGGAACCCAATGTGGGAAAGAGTAACGACATTAGCAATATTTGTGGTATTCAGTTACCTTTTAGTGAAAATCAAGGAAAGGAATAGTGATGAAAAGCAGAGAACACCAGAGACCCCATGATTCTAATCAGCAGATAGCCAAGTCTGTTCGTCCTCAATTACCGAGAGATGGCAGCGCAGGTATGCAGAATTGGAAACCCGGTCAGTTGCCTGTTGGCGGCTTTAGAGCAGTGATTGATATGTCAGAAAGCACTTACCAGACTAAGTTAAGTCCTACTTCTGGCGGTGGTAAGAAGGTGTACTAATGGCTAATAATATTCCGTTTCAGGCTCAAGGTAAGACGTATAAAGCAAACGTCACTACTTCAAGCCAAAGAATTGCTATTACGGCTGATAGCCCTTGTAATCAGATATTGGTTGCAAACCATCAACCCACTGGCGCTACTGGTCAACCTGTTTATTTTTTGGTTAGCTCAAACGCAAGCATTACTGTTAGCGTACCGATAAATGGCAGTCCTCAGTATTGCTTAGTTTCACCGCCCGGCACAATTAAATCATTTACTGTTCCAAACCAGTTTAGTTCAGCAAATGTTTACGTTGCGTTTATTGGTGAAGCTGATTCTGAATGTTACTTTACTCCGGGTGAAGGTCTATAGGTGTAGCTATGATAGACCCTGTGACCATCGGTTTAGCAGTTCAGGGGATAAAATTAGTAGTCAACAGCATCAAGTCTGCGGCTGATGAAGCCAGAGAAGCTGTTGACAGTATTAACGAATGTGTAGAGTCGGGTAAAAAACTTGGTGAGTCGCTTTCACCGATAAAAAAGTTTTTCACTGCGGCAAACAAATATGAAATAAGTCGCTCTCATCTTGAGGATGCAAAAAAAGCTCAAGATGAAGCGATAGCTAACGGTCAGCCAGTTGAAGACCCCATATCTGATGCAGAATATGTAATGGATATGATGGCAATTGACCGTGAAATTAAGCAGTATTACGCTCAAATTAAGCACCACTTCATCTACAATTTTGATGAACCCGGAATGTGGGATGAGTTTTCTGAACGTCTAACTCGGTTGCGTAGAGAACGTGAGGAAAAAGCTGAATCAGCTAGAAAAGCAGCAACAGAAGCAAGACTAGCGATAGCTGCTGAAAAGATGAGAAAGAAACGAGAAAGAGATAAAACTCTTGGCGTTATCTATAACATTATTGGCGGCTTTGTTATTACAGCTATTGTGGGTGGGTTTGCTTGGTTTATTAAATGGTTGTTTGAACAACAAGGAAGACTGTAATGCTTACATTATTTTCTACTTTAATATCTTTTCTGTCTGGCGGTCTGCCAAAACTTTTAGATTTCTTTCAAGACAAGTCTGACAAGAAGCACGAACTAGCTTTAGCGCAGCTTCAAATGGAGCAGCAGTTAAAGTTACAAGCTGCTGGCTTTCAATCTCAAGAACACATTGAAGAAATTAAAACTCATCAATTAGAGATTCAAACTGCTGCCGATGAACGTCAAGCTCTGTACGCTCATGACATAGCTATTAGTAAGGATGCTTCTAAGTGGGTAATTGACATGAGAGCATCGGTTCGTCCTGTCATTACTTTTGGATTGTTTGCTCTTTTAGTTTTTGTTGATGTATTTGGTTTTTACTATGCTATTCATACTGGTGTTGCTTTTGACACTGCGTTAAACATTCTTTGGGATGATGAGACGCAAATCATTTGGTCTTCAGTTGTTAGCTTTTGGTTTGGAACACAAGCATTTTCTAAGAAATGAACATATCTGAACGTGGATTAGAGTCTATTAAGAGAAATGAAGGGGTACGAAATAAACCGTACCTTGACAGTATTTTGCTTTGGACTACTGGTGTGGGGCATTTAATAGCGCCACCAGAGCAGATGAAAATGACGCTAGATGAACGTAAGGCAGCAAAGGCTAAAGGCAATCTGCCATGCCCTAAAGAGTGGGATAGGACGCTAACAAATGAAGAAGTCGATAAGATACTCAGAGAAGACCTCAGACGTTTTGAGTCTGGTGTTTTGCGGTATTGCCCTGTGGGGCTTACTCAGGGTAGGTTTGATGGCATGGTTTCATTCTCCTTCAATTGTGGACTTGGCACTTTGCAGCGTTCAAGCATCAGGATGCGTCACAATCGTGGGGACTATGAAGGTGCAGCAGACGGGTTCTTGTTGTATAACAAAGCGGCTGGAGTAGTAAATAAAGGTTTAACACGCAGACGTAATGAAGAACGCTTAATGTATTTAAGCAAAGGAGCATAAGATGAGTCATCCTGCTCAAATCAATTTTGTTGCTTCAGTCAAAGATAAGTTTCCTGAATACTTTGTCAGCAAACACGTTCTTGAAGTTGGTAGCCTAAACATTAACGGCACAATCAGAGACTTTTTTGATGATTGTAGCTACATCGGAGTTGACTTAGCTGTTGGCTCTTGTGTTGATGTTGTCTGTCACGGTGAAGACTTAGACTATGC